AAAGCTAGTAAAGGATTGGATTGGTTTGTTGAGAGCTTAGAGCCAACAGATTTAGAGGAGATTAATAATGACTGACATATTTAACTTTGTTATGGGTGTTGCTATCCTCATAATCATGGCTTACTTTGTGTGGGTTATAACAGTAATTAATCACGGTAGAAAAAATAAGGACAAATAAGTTGAAAAATGTTTTATTTTTTTATAACATTAAAATATGAGCATAAGAACAGCAGACAATTTTAAATTCGCTAGTAGCATATTCTTAGAAAAAGAATTTCCAGATAGTTTTTTTACCTGGAACAATGAAGATCAAATTATATGGGTTAGAAACCATAAAAAAGAAACATACAGAGGCCTAAGTGGTAATGACATCTTAGATGAAATATTTACTGTAGCCAACCTCATTGAAAACCAACTAACAACAAGAAATGAAAGAAGAAGAAAAGAGTAAAAAAGACCTATTAGCAGAACACACTGCCCATACCCTTAATAATATAATGGATTGGCTTCTGTTACCAACAAAAAAAGACAAAAATGATGGAAATGATGGAAAAAAAACACAATAAACATACATTAGACTGGTATTTGAAGTGGGTAGGAAGCTCTGTATTGCTGTGTGCCATGATTTTTAGAGCAACAGGCACTTACCCCTTAATAGATGTGTCACTAAGTCTTATAGGTTGTTTCTTTTGGCTTGCTGTAGCTTTAATTTGGCACGACAGGGCTTTATTAATTTTAAATACAGTGGCCTGTGTCATTCTAACATTAGGACTAATTAGCCAACTAACAAATAATAGTTTTGGGGTGGCACTACTATGAGTTGTAACAACAATGACATTCTATGGGAACACATAGCAGAAACAGTAAACTCATTTTGGACTATTGACAACAGAGAAGATCTAAAAAAAGATTGCATAGAATATTGTTTTGAAAATTATGACTTTATAAGCTATGGAGATCATAAAGGTGTTTACTCTACAGGCAAAACCATATTAGATTTATCTTTTAAGTTTTTACTAGAAAGAAGCCACGACATTTTATCAGAACAACAACTAGAAGAAATGTCTGGTTATTATTCAAAAGATGAGAATTATTAAAAAAAAGTTTAATTTACTATTTACAATTTTGAAAGTTAGCAGTATAATATAATCTTATGGACGATAATAGTTTAGACTTTTGGGAAGAAGAATCTAGGGGCGATCCCATACTTCTTACTAAAAATCAATACAGAAAATGGGAGGAATATCAACTTAAAAACTTTAGAGATTTCTACAAAAATAAAGTGGTTTGGTCTGCTGAAAAAGTAGGAGATAAATTTAAAGTTTGGTTTAATAGTTTTCCTTTTGATCACTATGATAGTCTATATAAGATTTCTAAAGGAGATGCGTAATGGCAAAACAAATGAAAGACGAAGCTGGTAAATTTGTTAAGCATGTTATGGAGGGACACTTATATTATCCCTCACTTAACAGTCCTAACACTAAATTTAAACCAGAAGGTATTTATGAAACTTTCTTAGTTCCTATAGACAAGAGTGAAATAGCAGAAGCTAAAGCATTCGAAGGCAATGGTCCTAAGATTAAGGAATGGGAAAATAATGGTATTCCAGAAGCAATACACTTCAAGCAATATACCAGGAGAAAAGATGGGACAGACAATCCCAAGCCACCTGTTAGAGATGCAGAGGGTAATCCCTTTAATTTTACCAAAGATGGTAGAGATATTAAAATTGGTAATGGAACGAGAGCTAAGATACAGTATTACATATATGAAATAAAGAATGCTTATGGGCAATTTACTAGTTATATGATTAGTGCTGTAAAAATTTTAGACTTAGTTGAATTTGAGCCAGAAGCTCAACAAGATCCAACTGAGATAAGTGAAGAGAATTTAGATTTTTAATAGGAGAAAAAATGATTATTACAATTCAAAATAAAGAGGGAGATTTTTCCCAATATGATGTAGAAAAAATTTCTGATGTGCAATCTAGACTAAATGCAAAAACTAGGATCAGCAAAGTAGGAACTTTAGATGTGGTTGCAGAAGCATTATCTTTTGCTAGTCAAGCCCATAGAGCTGAACTTGAATCCATATTAATAGGATGTTCAGAAGCAAAGTTAGAGGTTACAAAAGAAGCAGCTAGAAATGTACCTTTAGGCGAGGGTGGAGCAGAAGAAGATACTAAAAAAGAGAGCAAAAAAGCTAAATCTAAATAGTATTTTTAAATTCCCGTTAGCATGAGTAGTCAATTTGTTAAGTTTCATCAGCCCTGCCCATCCTGTAATTCTAGTGATGCAGTAAGTGTTAATAGTGATGGGTCTGCTAAGTGTTTTAGTTGTGGTAAGTTCTTTAAAAATTATGAAGATCCTGCTTCAGCCATTGCAGAAAAATCCTTAGAGGCCTTTCACCCAGAGGGAGATATAGACTACTATGCTCTCTCAGACAGGGGTATATCTAAGGAAGTTGCTCAAAAATATGGTGTCAAAGTTACCTTAGATGAACAAGGTAAAATAAAGCAACACCACTACCCTTATTTTAATAATGGAGAATTAGTTGCCACAAAAACTAGATATGTAAAAGAGAAAAACTTTTTTACAACAGGAAGTTTTAAGGGAGCAGGTCTTTTTGGAGAACAGCTCTTCAAAAAAGGCAAGAGAATAATATTAGCAGAGGGAGAGTGTGATGCTATGGCTGCCCACCAACTACTAGGATGTAAGTGGGAAGCTGTATCTATAAAAACAGGATGTCAAGGAGCAATCAATGATGTTAAGGATAGCTTAGAGTTTTTAGAAAAATTTGAAGAAGTTTTAATTTGCTTTGACAATGACAAGCATGGTAAAGAGTCTGCTAAAAAAGTTGCTCAATTATTTAAACCAGGCAAAGCCAAGATACTAAGTATTCCAGAGGGCTATAAAGATGCTAATGATATGTTGCGACAGAATCAACATCAGTCTTTTGTTAAGGCTTTTTGGGATGCAAAAACCTTTACACCTAGTGGAGTAATAAATGTAACTGAGAAGCACCAGGAGTACAAGGAAAGAGAAAAGAAAAAGTCCATACCTTACCCTTGGGAAGGGCTAAATAAGAAGCTGTATGGCCTTAGAGCAGGCGAGTTGGTCACTTTAACAGGTGGAACAGGGCTTGGTAAATCTTCCATTACTAGAGAGCTAGAACATTGGCTCATAAAAGAAACCGAAGATAATGTAGGCATCATAGCCCTTGAAGAAGATTGGAGAAGAACTATTGATGGCATACTTTCTATTGAGGCTAGTGCAAGACTATACATAGACCAAGTTAGAGAGCAGTTTTCTGAAGAAGAGATAGATAAATTTTTTAAGATCTTATATGATGAAGGTAATAAAAATAGGGTGTGGATTCATGCTCACTTTGGTACAAATGATATAGAAGAAATATTTAGTAAGCTAAGATTTATGATTATAAGTTGTGATTGTAAGTGGGTAGTAATAGACCATCTGCACATGCTGGTTACTGCTGTAACAGAAGGTGATGAAAGGAGAGCTATAGATAATATAATGACTAGACTTAGATCTATAGTAGAAGAAACAGGAGTAGGCCTTGTACTAGTTTCCCACCTAAGAAGAACTTCTTCAGACAAAGGACACGAGAATGGTATTGAGGTTAGTCTATCTCATTTAAGAGGATCACAAAGCATAGCACAACTATCTGATTGTGTTATTGCACTAGAAAGAAACCAACAAGCAGAAGACAAAAAAGAAGCCAACACTACAAAGCTAAGAGTATTAAAGTCTAGGTATACGGGTGATGTTGGCATGGCTTGTAAACTTGAATATCAAGCAGATAGTGGTAGACTTTTTGAGAAAGAAGAAGAAACAGCAGAAGATATAGATGACTTTTAAATGAAATTAGTATTTGACATAGAAACAGATGACCTAAAATACACAAAAATATGGTGTATTGTTGCCATAGATGAAAATAAAAAACTTTATACTTTTGGGCCTGATAAAATAGAAGAGGGAATAGAATTATTAAGTAAGGCCACCACTCTGATAGGTCACAATATAATAGGCTTTGATTTACCAGCCATAAAGGATCTATATGATGTTGATCTAATGGAAAATAAAAAAATTATAGATACTTTAGTTCTTTCCAGGTTGTTTAATCCTACTAAAGAGGGTGGACATTCATTAGAATCTTGGGGAGAAAAGCTAGGAACTAAAAAAATATCTTTTGATGAATTTGAACGATATTCAGAGGAGATGCTTACATATTGCATACAAGATGTTAAGTTAAATGTTATGGTGTATAAAAAACTAAAAGAGGTAATGCCTAACTTTAGTGTTCAATCCATTGAGCTTGAACACTGTATAGCTAAAATAATAAAAGAGCAGGAAAAAAATGGTTTTAAGTTTGATTCATTAAATGCTGATTTGCTGTTAGCACAGTTAAGAGAAAGGATGCAACACATAGAAGAAGAAGTAAAGAGAGTGTTCAAACCAAGGTGGATTGATGTCAAAGAAGTTTTTCCTAAACTTAAAAAGGATGGCACACTTTCTAAGTCTGGCTTAACTAAGGATGAATTTAGTAACGTGCTAGACAAATTTAAAGATGAGCAAATGCCAGACAATTATTCTTTTATGAGGAAAAAACTAGAAGAATTTAATTTAGGATCTCGTAAGCAAATAGGAGAATATTTAATACAGTTTGGATGGAAGCCCAAAAAGTTTACTCCCACAGGACAACCCATAGTAGATGAGCTAACTTTATTTCAAATAGATGAGATACCCGAAGCTAAACTAATAGCAGAATATTTGTTAGTACAAAAAAGAATAGCTCAAATACAGAGTTGGGTTGATGCCTTAGAGGATGACGGTAGAGTACACGGTTTTGTTATTCCTAACGGGACAATAACAGGAAGGATGACACACAGAAATCCAAACATGGCTCAAGTACCCAGCATTCACTCTCCTTATGGAAAGGAATGTAGAGCTTGTTGGGTAGTAGAAAAAAATTATAGACTAATAGGTATTGATGCAAGTCAACTAGAGTTAAGGTTGCTTGCTCATTACATGAATAATAAGGAGTATATTCACGATGTTACAGAAGGAGATATTCACGCAACTAATCAAAGACTTGCAGGATTGGAATCAAGAGATCAGGCAAAAACATTTATCTATGCCTTCATATACGGAGCAGGAGATGCAAAAATTGGAAGTGTGGTTGGAGGAAGCACAAAAGATGGAGAAAGACTTAGAAGGAACTTTCTTAATAATATCCCATCACTTGCGAATCTTAGAAGTAAAGTTCAAGGGGCTTCAAAAAGAGGCTGGCTCAAAGGATTAGATGGCCGTAGACTATTTATAAGGACACAACATGGAGCCTTAAACACTCTATTACAAGGAGCAGGAGCTATTTTTATGAAACAGGCTTTGGTTTTATTAGATAAGTGGGCTAAATGTCAAGGCTTTGATTACAAGTTTGTTGCTAATATACATGATGAATGGCAAGTAGAAATTAAAGAAGATCAAGCAGAGTTGTTTGGAGAAATGGCGGTTAAGTCTATGGTTGAGTCGGGTAAATTATTAAATATAAGATGCCCAATGACAGGAGAATATAAAATAGGAGGAGATTGGAGTGCAACACACTAGAGTAAAAAACAGAAGATACGAAAATGGTGAATGGTGGTACATTAGACCAAGTGGTAAAAGAGAAAGGATTAAATCTCATGTCCGCAAAAATGATAAAAGAATGTTTGTTAATGGAAAGTATATTTCTCAAGGACACCCACTTTGGAAACCAGGCAGATACAAAACTTTTGAAGAAGCTGCCTTTAATAGTTTAGGTAAATACAAAGAAACAAAACAAGGTTACGTTTATATTATAACCAACCCCGCTTGGCCTGGTTGGATTAAAATTGGTAAAGCAATAGACGCAACAGATAGGCTTAGAAGTTATCAGACTTATTCACCTTTTAGAGATTATAGTTTAGAATATGGATGTAAGGTAGAGGATAGCTTAAGAGTAGAAACCATGTGTAAAAGACAACTAAAAAAAACCAAGCCAGAAAAATCTGAGTGGTTTAAATGTAATCCAATGGATGCTATATTTATAATACAGGAGTTAATAGAAAATGACAGAAAAAATAGAAAAGAATAAACACACTTCAGAAGCAGGTCATTGGTATGACCAAGAAGGACTGCCTATGTACACCATCATAGGTGCTAATGGCAAAGAAAGAAACACAACTCTAAGAGATGCTAAAGTTTTAGGTTTAGTACCTTCAGTTACTACTATCCTTGGATTAGTTGCCAAGCCATCATTAGAAAATTGGAAAATAGATCAAGCATTAAAATCCGCTGTAACTTTATCTAGAAATGAAGGAGAGTCACTAGATGAATTTACCTATAGATGTAAGCAAGACTCTAAAGAAATTGGTAGAAGTGCTGCTGAAGCAGGAACAAAAATACACTACATGATAGAAAAAGGATTTATAGGTAAATCAAAAACCAAACCATACAAAGCTGTCCGAGAGTTTTTAGATGAACATTTTCCTGATGAAGACTGGATAGCAGAAGATTCTTTTTGTTCTTATAATGGATATGGAGGTAAGATAGATCTATATTCTAAGTCAGGAATATTTGTAGACTTTAAAACTAAAGACAACCTAGAGGGTAAAGATCCTGCTCGTCTAGTTTATGATGAACATGGTATGCAATTATCAGCTTATGCACAGGGTATGGGGTTTGATAAAATAGAAAGGGTATCAATCTTTGTTGATAGAAAAAGTACAGACCTAATAGCTGGACACATTTGGGACAAATCTTCTCACGAAAAACACTTGATGATGTTTAATCATTTATTAAATTATTGGAAGCTTGTAAAGAATTATAACCCTACTGATCTTATAAGAAATGAGTGGTAAGAGAGATAAAAAACTAAGAAGAAGAGCCGAAGAGCTTTTAATTGAGTGGCTTAGAACTATGGTTCCTGAAGGAGAAGATACTTCAAAAATTAACACAAAGAACTTGAAAGAATTTTTACCAGAGCAAACACACCTCTATGCTAACAATAGATTTATGTTAAGTGCTTACTCATTACGTTGGTTCTATAAACAAGTAAAGAAAAATCCAAACATAACATTAAAAGAATTAGGAATCCCAAATGTATAACTTTAATGAAAGCGAATTAGTAGAAGAACTAAAAAAATATATTTATGATACTTATGGCAAGCACTATGCTACAGGAAAATATCAAGCAACAGACATGATAATAGATTCAGGACACGGTATAGGGTTTTGTATAGGTAACATTATGAAGTATGCTAAAAGATATGGACAAAAAGAAGGATATAATAGAAAAGATATAATGAAAATACTACACTATGCAATTATACTATTATATGTACATGACGAAGAATATAAATTTATAAACACAGGAGATTAAGATGACAGATAAAGTAGGTAAGAAACCATATTTAGGAATAATTATAGACTATGATAGAGAAAATAACTTAGACAAATTTAGCTTAGACACACTAAAGGATAGATATTTTTGGAAAGAAGAAACCCATGCTCAAGAAGCCCTGGCACGAGCTAGTGTGTTTGGAGCAACTTTTAAGGGCATTACTGACTTTGATTTAGCTCAACGACTATATGAATATTCTTCTAATTTTTGGTTTATGTTTTCTACCCCCATACTTTCAAATGGTGGAACCTCAAGAGGACTACCTATTAGTTGTTTTTTAAATTATGTGCCTGATTCTAGGCAAGGCCTATCAGATCACTATGATGAAAACATTTGGTTAGCATCACATGGTGGAGGCATAGGAGGTTATTGGGGAGATATCCGTAGTAATGGTATTTCAACTCGACATGGGAGTAAATCTACAGGCTCTATTCCCTTTATGCATGTAGTAGATTCTCAAATGTTAGCCTTTAATCAAGGTGTAACAAGACGAGGAAGTTATGCTGCTTATATGGATATCTCTCATCCAGAAATAGAGGAATTTATCAATATGAGAAAAGAATCTGGAGGTGACATTCATAGAAAATGTCTTAACCTCCATAATGGAATTAACTTAACTAATGAGTTCTTAGAAGCAGTTAAGAATGATGATGAGTGGAGATTGATTGATCCTAAAACCAAGCAAGCAGTAAAGAGTGTAGATGCTCGTTATTTATGGTGGCAAATTATTGATGCTAGGGCTGAAACGGGTGAGCCTTACATGATAAATATTGATACCTGTAATGAGCATCTTCCTGATAGTTTAAAAGATTTAGGACTAGAGATTAGACAAAGTAATCTTTGCTCAGAAATAACCCTACCCACTAATGAGGAAAGAACTGCTGTATGTTGTTTGTCTAGTGTAAACTTAGCCGAGTACGACAGCTGGAAAGATAATAAACAATTTATTGATGACTTAATAACTATGCTTGATAATGTCTTAGAACACTTCATTGAGTATGTAGTAGATACATCTCAACTAGGAGAATATAATGCTAACTATAGAAGATTTAAAAGCTACCTTAAAGAAGATAAACACGGACTACATAAAGCAGCTTTTTCAGCCTATAGAGAAAGATCTATTGGTCTGGGTGCAATGGGATTCCATGCCTTTCTTCAAAGCAAAGGAGTTTCTTTTGAGGGCTTACAAGCAACTAGCTACAACTACAGCATATTTAAAGATATAAAAAAGAAAGCAACAAAAGCTACCAAAAGACTTGCTGAAGAAAGAGGTAGCTATCCTGATTCAAATGATGGCACTTCTCGTCATGCCCATTTGTTAGCTATTGCCCCAAATGCTTCATCTAGTATTATTTGTGGAGGCACCTCTCCCTCAATAGAGCCTATGCGTGCTAATATTTATACACACAAAACTTTATCTGGTACCTATTCAGTTAAAAATAAATATCTTGACGATATCATTAATAAAAAATTTAAAACTAAAAAAGAAATAGATGATGTTTGGAAAGACATTTCTATTCATCAAGGATCAGTACAACATGTAGACTTTTTATCTACTGAAGAGAAAGAAATTTTTAAAACAGCAGAAGAAATTAATCAAATATGGATAGTTGAACATGCCTACAAAAGACAGGAGTTTGTTTGCCAGGCTCAAAGTGTTAATTTATTTTTTAATCTACCTGCAGCAACAGAACTACAACAAGTACATGATGATTATTTACAATATGTACATGATGTCCATTGGTATGCTATGCATAATTTAAAATCATTATATTATTTTAGATCTAATGCAGCAAAAACTGCAGAAAATGTTAATATAAAGATACCTAGAATTAAATTAGATGATGTAGAATGTGTAGCTTGTGAGGGATAATGCCTAAGAAATCAAAGCTACAGTTTACAACAGGACATCAACCAGTAACAGGAGCAAGAGGTAAGAAGACTTCTATCGGGAGAAACAATGTAGGTTTTTCTCGGATGAATAAAAACAAAAAGAGGTCTTGGAAGAAATATCGTGGGCAAGGATGAGTGGCTTATTGACTTGCGAAAAGCACAGCCTAATGGTTGGAACATTAAGTCACTCTTTTGTGTTAAGGATTAAAGATGAAGAAGGTAGACTGGGACAGTTTAGTAGAATGGGAAAATAAAAATAATTGTTTAGTTATGTGGGTTATTACAACTAACTGCATAAAGGAACGTATGTCAGAAACAAATACAGTTTTAGATGTATCTGACGCTAGAATTTTTGAATATCTATACCACAGTCGTAGGGCATGGGATATGGATATTGTTAAAGATCAATTTAAAGATGGTGTTATAAAAACACTTACAAACGATTTTGGAGAAAAAAATGTTTATTGATGAATTTAAAGAAGAAATAGTTAATACTCTAAAAAAATATTTTGAATCTCAGATTGAGAAACATAAATTAAATATTGATGTATTAATGTATAAAGGTGTTGGTGTTGCAGAACATCCTGACACAATGGAAACTATAGAAAAAGAATTAGAGCAAATGGCTAATTATAATGATAAGCTAGATGTTCTATCAAAATATTTTGAAGAGGTAAAATAATGAGCTTATTAACAACAAGAGATTACTACAAACCTTTTGAATATCCTTGGATGTTTGATTATTATTACTTACAGAATCAGATGCATTGGATGCCAGAATCTGTACCCTTACATACAGATGTAAAAGATTGGCAAGATCTAACCAATAATGAAAAAAACCTAATCACTCAAATATTTAGACTATTTACACAGTCTGATGTAGATGTTGGTGCAGGATATACAGACAAATATATGAGAATATTTAGAAAGCCTGAATCAAGAATGATGATGGGTTCTTTTGCTAATATGGAATCAATACATCAACATGCCTATAGTTTATTATTAGATACTGTAGGAATGTCAGCTAAAGAGTATAGGGCTTTTTCAGAATATGAAGAAATGTCAGACAAACATGATTATGTTGATAAGTTTAAACCTAAAAAATCAGACAAGAAGACTATAGCTAAAACTTTAGCAGTCTATTCAGCTTTTACAGAAGGGCTACAATTATTTAGTAGCTTTGCAATCTTATTAAACTTTCCAAGATTCGGTAAGATGAAAGGCATGGGACAGATAGTTACTTATTCTATTAGAGATGAATCACTACATGTAGAGGCCATGACCAGACTATTCAGAGAGTTTATAAAAGAAAACATAGAAATATGGACAGATGATTTTAAAAAAGAAATATATGATATCTGTAGAGAGATGGTTAAACTTGAGGATAAGTTTTTAGATTTAGTTTTTGAGATGGGGGACATTGAGGGCTTAACCAAAAAAGATATGTACAACTATAATAGATATATAGCTGATAGAAGATTACTGCAGCTTGGTCTAAAGCCTAACTACAAGCAAAAAGAAAATCCTTTAACTTGGATAGATGATGTAATGGGGGTAGAACACCAAAACTTTTTTGAAGGTAGAGCTACTACTTACATGAAGGCAGGACTAAAGGGAAAAGAAAATAGAATATTATTTAAGGATGTAAATGAAAAAAGCTAAAGAAGCAAATCTTATATCTTTTGCTGTGTTATTAGACTCTGAAGGAAAGATTATTACTGAAATTTCTAATCTACCAAAGGAAGAAGCAAAAAGATTTTTTAAAGGACATGATCTAAAAATTATAGAAACTTTAATTGAACAAGGAATTATTAGGTTTGGTAAAATGCATTACCAACTTCAGAATGAAATTTCTGCTATCAATACATAAATTAAAGAATATAAGAAAAAATGACCTCATAGAATGCTCTCTAACTGCATAAGAAGGTATAAGGAATACCATAGGTCTAAAAATCTATAAAACTCTTTAGAGGGCTTATGAGGGCTTCCTGTGAAGTTTAGCCTTATTTTGAGGGAAATATATGGTAATTGGCTCTGATTTACCCTTGACCATAATACTATCTATCTTTTCGTAA